TAAACAAATAATTAAAGAAGATTTAATTAAACAAGGAAGATATATCAATGATAAAAAATTAACTAAATTAGTAGACGACTTATCAAATCATTTTCCTTTTATTAGATTTGAAAAAACTAAATACACTGATGATGTAAAAGATTTATTACTTGAAAGATATGTATTTAATAGACCTAGATATGCTAGATCTACAAGAGCTAGAGAATTGAATCTTTCAAAAGAAGCTCAATTAAAATTAATAGATAATGATTTTGTTGTTAGCGATATATTTTCTTTAATGAAAACATATTATAGACAAGTAACTCCAGACATTTTATTTACAAAAAAATATGGAGATCCTAATGGTTTAGGATATAAACTTATTGATGACGGAGCTGACTCTATGGCATCTCCAGGCTTAATGCAGGTAGCAGAAGAATATAATTTAAGAATATTTAAAGCTAATACTAAACAACAAAAACTTAAACTTGTTAAAGAAAAAAATCAAGTACTTGAAGATCTAGAAGCAGGTATAGAACTTGTTAGAGGTACATATGGTTTACCTGCTAATCCTCATGCTTGGACTTCTAGAGCTATGAGAACAATGAAACATTACAATGCTCTTACAATGCTTACAGGTTTTTTTGCAGCAACAGCTGACGTTGCTAGAATAGTTATGACTTCTGGTATTGAAAGAGGATTTAAAACACAATTTGAAATGTTATCAGATATGTTAGGAAAAAATGGTAGTCTTTTTAAAGCAGGTAAAAAAGAAGCTCAATCATTTGCTGAAGCAGTAGATATGATTACAGGACAAAGAGCTATGTTATTTTCTGATATTGGAGATATGTTTGGTATGACTTCTAAAATAGAAGGTATGATGGGTAAAGCAGCTAACTTTAATTTTATGTATGTAAACTTAATGTCTAGATGGACAGAGTTTATGAAAAGTGCTGCATCAGTTACTATTGGATCTAGAATTATAGAAGACTCTATTAAATGGGGTAAAGGTACTTTAGCAGATAAAAACAAAACTAAGTTAGCAGCATCTGGAATTGATGAAGATACAGCTAGAAGAATAGCTAATTCATATGAGCAACATGGAACTAAATTAAAATATAATTATATGGCTAACACTGCTGAATGGACTGATGACGCAGCTAAAAATGCTTTTGGTGGAGCTTTAAATAAAGATATAAATATTACTGTTGTTACTCCAGGAAAAGGAGATACACCATTATTTATGAACTATGAGTTAGCTAGTACTATTGTACAGTTTAAAAAATTTGCAATGGCAGCAACTCAAAGAATGTTAATGAGAGGTATGCAAGAAAAAGATTTAGATTTTTTATTTGGATCAATCTTATTAATGGGTACAGGTATGTTAGTTGATTCTGTTTATAGTACAATGAGATTTGATAAAGATTATAGTAAAATTCCTTTAAGTGTAAAACTTCTTAATGCATTTGACAGATCTGGATTAGGTGGAATTTATGTAGATGTTAATAGAGCAGTAGAAGCTCTTACAGATAATAGAATAGGTATAAGGCCATTAGTAGGTGCAGGAAGACCTTATGGATCTTCTATGAAATCTAGAGTTGGTTTAATGGGTCCTTCGGCATCACAAATTTATAATATAATGGATATTATGTATGATGTTGGTGGAGGTAAATACAATCATTATACAGCACGTAATGTGCGTAGATTAATTCCATTTCAGAACGTATGGTATCTGGACTGGTTATTTGACGACATAGAAAAAGGATTACGCTAATGGCAATTAATATTTCTGATGTAGAACCACGAGTACAATATACTGCTACTTCTGGTCAAACATCTTTTACTGTAGGTTTTGAGTTTTTTACAAACACAGACTTAAAAGTATTTAATGGATCTTCACTATTAAGCTTTGCAGCTTCACCTAGTGATGCTACAGAATATTCTGTTACAGGAGCAGGTGTAACTGGTGGTGGATCAATTACATTAGGTGGTAGTGGAGCTACACTAAATGATATAATTACAATATCTAGAGATTTACCAATAGCTAGATCTACAGACTTTCCTACATCTGGAGCTTTTCAAATAGCTTCTCTTAATGATGAATTAGATAAATTAACAGCAATGGCTCAGCAATTAGAAAGAGATTTAAAATTTTCTCCTAGAGCTTCGGCAACAACAGCAAACACATTTAATATTACATTTCCTAACCTTGTTGCTAATAAAGTATTATCAGTTAACAGTTCAGGTAATGGTTTAGAATTTGCACAAGATATAACAGACATAACTGCTCTTGCAGCAATTACTAGCGACATTACTGCTGTAAGTGCTATAGCCAGTGATATTGCAGCAGTAGAAAATATTAAAGCTAACATAACTGCAGTCGCAAATGATGCTACTGATATTGGAGCTGTTGCAGCTAAAGCAACTGAAATAGGAAGATTAGGTACTGCTGATGCTGTAGCAGATTTAGCATTACTTGGTACTTCAGCAGTTGTTGCAGATTTAGATGCTGTTGCAGATAAAGTTACTGAAATTGGTTTATTAGGAAATTCTGATGTTATAGCTGATATGGCTTTACTTGCAACATCTGATGTTATTTCAGATCTTAATACACTTGCTACAAGTGATATAGTAACTGATCTTGGTTTATTAGCGACTAGCGATTTTGTATCAGATTTAAATACATTAGCTACATCTGGTAATGTTACAGCTATTAATAATGTAAGTGGTTCAATAGCAAGTGTTAATGAAGTAGCAACTAATCTTGGAAGTGTAAATGACTTTGCATCAAGATATAGAGTAGCTAGTTCTGATCCTTCTTCTAGTTTAGATGAAGGTGACTTAGCCTACAATACTACTGCTAATGTTTTAAAATATTACAATGGAAGTGCATGGATAACTATTGTTGCAGGATCTCTTACTGATATTGTACAAGATGGAACACCACAACTAGGTGGTAACTTAGATGTACAAACTAATTCAATTGTAACAACAAGTAATAGAAATGTTTTATTAGCTCCTAATGGTACAGGAGTTGTTGAAGTAAAAGGAAATACTAATGGTGGAGCAATACAACTTAATTGTGAAAGTAATAGTCATGGTGTAAAATTACAATCTCCAGCACATAGTGCAGCACAAAGCTATACAATGAAACTTCCAGCTACAAATATAACTGCTGGTAAATTTTTAAAAGTAGATTCAATAACTGGCTCAGGAGCAACAGCAGTAGGACAATTATCTTTTGCAGATGTACCTCAACCAACATTACCAACAGTAGCAGATGTATCTCAAACAATTGCACCTGCTTCAGCAACTTCAATAAATATTACAGGAACAAATTTTAGTGGAATACCAATAGTACAATTTATCAAATCAGACACAGGAGCTATTACATCTTCTAATACAGTTAGTTTAACNAATGCTACAACACTTGCAGTCAATGTTACTTTAGCATCAGGATCTTATTACGTAAGAATAGAATTAGAAAATGGTAGAGCTGCAAGAAGTACAAACGCAATTTTAACTGCATCTACAGCTCCTACATTTAGTACAGGAGCAGGTTCATTAGGAACATTTGCAGGTAATTTTTCAGGAACATTAGCTACTATTTCAGCAAGTTCTGATAGTACAATTACATTTGCAGAAACAACATCAGTTTTAGCTGGTGCAGGAGTAACATTAAATACTTCTACAGGTGCGTTGACGACTTCAGATTTTGGTGCTAGTTCAACTACACCGACTACATATACGTTTACAATAAGAATTACTGACGCAGAAAGTCAAACTACAACAAGAGAGTTTAGTATGACTTCTAACTTTGGAGCAACAGGAGCAGGAGGATTTAATTAATGGCTAGTACATACTTACAAAGAACAGTAGGAACACCAACTAATGCTCAAAAATATACTTATAGTTTTTGGGTTAAAAGGTGTGAATTATCAGATGGTGTTAAAGAAGCATTTTTATTAGATGGATATGCAGATGGAAGTAATAGAGCAAAAATTGCTTTTCAATCAGGCGACCAATTAGAAATATGGAATAAAGATGGTGGAAGTAATACTTTTGCTTTAAATCCACCTAGAAAATTTAGAGATGTTTCAGCTTTTTATCATATAGTTTTATCAGTAGATACAACACAAGCAACAGCAAGTGATAGAGTAAAATTATATATCAATGGAGTTCAAGAAACAAATTTAGGTTCTACAACTTATCCATCTCAAAA